CTGAATACATAATGACACTCTCCTTGAGTAAGTAAAGTTTGATGTGTTGTTCTTTCAGGATGTTCGTATGTCGTATGCCAAGAGGGTCGCACCTGAGATATTTATTAGGGCCTCGGCACGATACATAGTGATCGTCCTAGCCTCACACACGTTACCTTTGACTGCTTAACACACGAACACCCTAAGAGAACAACACATCCAATGAAGACTCACCAGTACCGGAACTCTGCATCCGGCACCGGTGAGGTGACGCTAGCCTCAACTGAATCGGCGATACGTGGTGTCAACGTCCACGACATCGTAATCTTCAAATATGGTGGATGCGAGGCTTCTCAGCAAGTTTGCCACACTTGCCTCGGTGACACTCGCGACCGCAAAGTTTCAAGATATTCGTTTCGCTCTCTGGCGGCGACTGGCGTGCGTCTCATCTCAGCGAGAATGAACCTTTCGGCGACGTGATCACGCTCTTGGGTGTTTTAGTTGCTTGAACATCTCACGAACTTTGTACTGATCACTTCTAAGAGCTTGCTACTCTTCGCAACCCCTAGCGCGTCCTCTGTGGCTGTCTTGGCGTCGTGGCTATTAAGCTCGGCTCGGCTCCTGGCGTTGTGCGCTACGGACGTTTGTAGCTGACCAGCTATTTAATTTTCAAAGAACACATTACTTACTTACATATAGATAATACACTAATTATACATATTACACAAGTTACCTCTCGCTTAGCTCCATGATTCACGGTGAAAAACACACGAAAACATTAAGGAAAACGCACGTCCAAAAAAGATTTGAACTCATTTGTGGTACGCTGTGAATGTCGATGGGAATCAAGTCAAAATTCGCACGATGGGCTATCGGTCAAGGCGTGTCTGACTACCTCAAAAAGATGGGCGTCGATAAGCCGCATCGACAGCGAGTTGTGAAGGCGGTGCAAGATATGTTGAACCCGAAGAAAGAACCTGTGATGCTTGGCGGTGTGGTATCAGTCGCCGTCGCACTCGGCGCGGCGTTCGGACTTGACTTAACGGTCGAACAACTATCCGTCACAGTGGCAACGGTCATTGCCATCGTGACGTTCGTCCAACGGAAATTCGTCTCCCCTAAACACTAGGAGGTCATCATGGGATGGGTCACGATTGGCCTGAAGATCTTGCCGTTCATCGTAGAAGCGGTCAACTGGGTCGAGAAGTTTGTGACAAGAAAGGGTCAAGAAAAGCAAGACGCCGCTATCAAGATGTGTGTGTCGATGCTTGGGATTGCAGAGGCCGCACTCGAAAGAGACATCCTCGAAGATTCTGAAGTCGAAGAGGCGGCACGCAAGACAATTGATGCCGTGGTCGCGCTTCAGAACATCATCGCCAAGAAGCAAGCCGATTCGTCTTAAAGAAAGCGCATCGCCCGACGTACCCATCCCACCAGGAAGACGACTTGTGAGGTGTCGCGTTGGGCGATTCGGCAGTAGCGTTCGACACGCGACCGCACCAGGTTGGTCAGAAGTTCCCCACTCGGCACACCTGTAATCAGCGACAGCGTTTGCGGCCCGATGATCCCGTCCACCTTGGCATCTCTCAGGTGTCGTTGAAGACTCTTGATGGCGGTGGCGGGACCAGACAGCACCGCATCATCTAAGACCGCAGCTTGAACCGTGTTCGGCAGTTGGTCAATCTTCGTCTTTTGGAAATACTGCTCTCGATAAATCGTCAGGGCTTCGTCACGGGTCAGAGCCTTGACATCATCGATACTGACCGGCCCACGTCGCCATCGACGGAGCGTGGCTAGCGTGATGCCCATGTTCGTCGGGCCACCATAATCCGATGCGTGATGAACGAATCCGCCTTCCGACTCGATCAGTGCGTCAAGCACCTCTCGACTACTGGGCATCCCGTCTTATACGCTGACTGCTGGTGAACTCGGCACGCAGTTCTCGAATGGCTTGTTCGCTGGCTTCGGTCACAGTCGTGTTCCTGGTAATCGCTTCTGAGTTCTGCGCGATAATGGTCAACAACTGCTCCGTTAGTTCTCGTCCTTCTTTGAGACTTGCCTTCCATTCTGCTCGATGTCGGTTCGCGTCCTGCCGTGCATAATAAAACACAATTAAGGCCAATGAACCGCCGATACCTAAGTGCGCGATGATGTCTCCAAGATTTCCGTTGAATAATTCCATTCCCGTTTCCTAAGCTGGCACACCTGACGAGAGATCAAAGGCGGCTCCGTGCTTAAGCAACACCCGTCCTCTATCTTGTGCTTCTTTCAGTGTGCGCGTTGGTTTCCATTGCTGGCCCTCATAGACGAGGGGCAGAGAATGTTCAAAGACCGCATTGACATGGTCTTCCAAGATGTGTCCTTGCTGAGCGTATTTCGCCATACGGTCGTGATTGCTCTGAATGAATCCTGCGGCTCCATCGTACTGGTGTCCACCGCCAGGAGATGTGACCTGATCTTCGGGACGGTTCTTTCCACCAGTTGGAGTCTTGAATGATGTCTGAAGCCCACTGATGACCGTGCCTCCCACTTCGCGGAAGTCGTCCACTGGCACCTCAGTCAACCCGCGTTCATGCTCGGCTAGTGGAAGTTTCGGCGCACCACGACGCATCGCTCGGAACATGCCGTTCCTCTCAGGCATGTGGGAGCCATTGTAGATTTCCCCAAGCTCTCTGAACGGCACTGCGAGGTGGCAGATGTCACGCACAAGCTGACACGTCTGTTCAAGATAATCGAGAAGGCGGTCATGCTTGCGGCCAAGCGTTTGAATGAAGAATTCCTGGCTCATACACCAAGCGATAGGAGCCATGTCATGCCTGATCACTTGGTCGAACACCTCTTGGACGTGATTTGAATTCTTGAGTCCGTCAAACGGTTCCTCGCCAATCTCTCGGCGGCTTCCGGTATTACAGCAGATGATGATGTGGGTGTTGTCTTTGACTTGTGGGTGCGTCAGATATTGGTGAATCTTTTCCGGTGTCCACTTCATCATTCGATGGCTGGCAATCCATGTGGCTTCATCGCCGGGATACAGCCACGCCGACCGAGCCTTGCGCCAATCGTGACGGAGGCCGTTCCCGTTTTCAACGGGCGGTGGTTCTGGCTCTGGCCCTGCGACATACTTATTCTGAAGCCAGACGCGATAGGACTCCATCGAATGGCACTTGATCTCCCCGCCGTAGAAGGTAGACCCTCCAAGCAGCCACTTCGCTTCTCCGATCTGTTCCTCTGTTGGGAGATGCCCAACCACGTCTTGCCAAATGCCTTCGATATCTGCTGACTCTGTGCCGCACAGAGACTTCCAAGTGCCAGCCTCGCCATCAGGTAAGTTGATGCCGGTGAACCGTTGGTGGTTATTCATGATTATAACTTTGCCTTGATGCTGTCGATCACTTGGGCTTCTACATCTTCACCAGCCACACTGGAGAGAACTTCTACAATAGCTTGCGCGACTCGTCGATCAGCAAGCATCGCAGTCGCAATACTTGTGAGATATACCTCGTTCGCCGCTTCCGCATCTGCATCGGACACCGCGTTAATTTCTACGATGGTTGGTTCGTCACCATAGCTCACATCAGGCGGAGTCCATGCTGCGATGAATGGGTCATCGCCCATTCCCTCATCTTGCAGTTCGTACACGCACGTTCCATCTGGTTGATGGTGATGTGGATCACAACCACGTCCGGTGATTACTGCGTCAAGTCTATTCTTGAATGTGGGCATCGTTACTGTCCGATGTAATCAATTGAAAAATATGTATTCGCTAGTCCGGCAACAAGCTCCGTATTACTGCCACGATTGTGCTGGCTATAGATCTGAACATAACCACTAGTGTCTATCTGGAGCGTGACGCCAACTGGGAGGTTCCCGCCGTGCATATTCTGAAAACGATTCAAGCGAACCTCGGTATTCGACACCCTGATCTGTGTCAGACACGACGAATCGTTTGGGCCGTCGATATAGGCTGCGGCAGATATTTGGTAATAGCCAAATCGTGGCACGGTAAACTCAAAGTTGCCAGCGCCGTTCCAGCCGCCGAACGTGTCATAGACGGTGGTGTCGTAATTCACGCGACGGAACGCACCGGTCGCCACCGTCTGATTGGCGTTCAATCGCACCAACCCGTGAATACTTTGATGCTCGCTCTCGACCCACCAGTTTGTGCCATCGCACGTCAGGACCACATAATCGCCTAAAGCGTAGAGTTTGAACCCGCCAGTCTGCCCGGGAGCATTAGCGATGGTGTCAGAGCCGTTCGGATCGACTGTGACAATATGGTTATCATCCGTTTCTTTCAGCACAGCGATGCGTCGTCCCGAATTACCAGAGGCAGCATAAAGATCAATATCAAACGCTGCTGCTCCTCCGGTCATGTGACATTTAATGAGTGCATCAAATCCACAATCCGCAACTGTGCAAGTATAGGCGGCCGTCTTTTGGAGAATCGTTGCAGTAGGACTCACCCAACTCACATCTGTGCCGTCAGTACCTAATCGGGTTCCTGCTGCGCCAACTGCCAGCCGTGTTCCTGTGACCGTTCCCGATGATGAGTACAGCACATCTCCGCGAGTGGTAAGAGGGCTTAAACTGGAGAAGGCAACTGTGTCCCACGATACAGAACTGGCTCCGCTTTTCAGAAACTTCCCTGCGTCAGCCCCAAGCCTCGCAAGAGCCGTTGCGCTTGAGGCGTAGACAACATCTCCAGCCGCTTGACTGGTAATCGCCAAGCGACCACCATCCAGCATATTCAGGTTGTCCCGAACGGCTGAGTTCATAATGGCTGCGGTGACAAGCTCACCGCTGACCCACGTTCTCGGACTAGTCCACGCCATCGCTTACTCCGTGTATTTTATTTTCTTCCAATAATTCTTTAATCGATTCTGTTGTCCAGTTACGAGAAGCCTCGTCGGTTCTCCTAAGCAGAACGTCTTCAATTTTCTTGGCATTTCGAGGGAAGCTAACCGTCGTATAAACTGAGCCGCAATCAAAACAACACGCCACTTTTATAGTGCGGCTGGTGAGTCCTGCCCCGTTACACTTTGGGCAATCCACAACCCAGCGACCATGATTGATATAGGCGCGTTTCTGGTCTTGATCTTCGTATTCAACTTGCCCTTTGCTTGCTATCACCTTCCGATGCACATCACGATAGCTGTCCGTGTCAGTGACACCAGCATGAGCCATTCCTTCGCACGGTCCAAGAATACAATCGTCACTCATTTTCTCGTCCATTCGAGAAGCGTCTGAATTAACACCACACCAGCCAGGGTTCCGGCTTCGCCGTCGAGCCGGAGGTCGTAATTCGTAGCGGTGAGCAGTTGTAACGTAAGCAATACACCGCAAACAGCGAACACCCTCGCCAGCTTCCACACCGGATGAGTCGGATCTGAGAACGACATCAGGCAAATCCTAAAGTCGTCGTCAGGCCCATTTCACTCGCCCCAACTTGGTTAAGAATCCAGAAGTTCTGCTGTTCGGCTGGAGATAAGACCCATGACACTTTGATGATACCGCCAGCTTCAACGCGAAACTGGCATCCATTGATAAAATAGCCAACTTCACCTGCGCCAACAGTTTCCACGAGGCCAGTCATCGACTCCGCAAGGGTAATCTTGTCTCCCGGTTCCCGCGCAAGAGCTTGGGTCATTAGATATGTCGAGGCGTTCCCGACGATGGACATCTTCTTGATGACATAGCGAGGGTCTTTGTAACTATTCAGAATCCACTCGGCGATATTAGAAGCAAACTCTCCAGCGTTGCTTTCGTACTTCATGTCGATGCGACTGTCGATTTCTCCGTAACTTGTCGCTGAAGATGAATCGGATGCCGCCATGACCGTTTCGCTGACATCAGCAATTTCTGTTCCACGAACCTGAAGCGTCGTGAGGTACGCTGTGACTGCTCCATTGTTGACAATCTGAAAGGTGACAGCGTTCGCGGCGGTAGTAGCCAGCGTCACAGCCACATCGCCCGTGATAACGGACCCTGAGCCGTCTGAGGCGGTATTGGCAATCCAATCGGTTCCTGCAACAGGCGTAACGATTGACGAACCAGCTACGCGATAACTCTTGATTGAAGCTTCACGGAACAGGGCTGTTATTTGAATAGTGACACCAGCCGCGACTTCTGGAACGCTATCGGTTGTCGTCAGTTCATACAGCACACTCGCTGAACCTGCTGTTGTCCGAGGATGCACCACCACGTACACGCGATTGATAATATCGGCCCGTGAACGGCTGACCGACAGATCGACCATCGTTTCATCAAAGCTCCCAACGGCGGCTCCGAACTTCGGACGGGCATGACGATCTTCAAATCTGAGAACCCCGCCCGTTGTGCCACCTTTAACGTAGAGGTAGCCAAGCTCGCTGAGGGTAACGTCAGCCAAGGCACTCAGAACAGGTGTCTGAGTATCGTTCATGTTGTCGAGAGCAATCACAAAAGTAGATTGGCCTGTGCTGTAGGATGTGGCGGCTGGTTGCCTGGTGACGGAGTTCGTCACAACAGTGGTAATAATCTCGTCGCTTCGCTTGTTGCTTTGAATACCGATGCCCCGAATCCGAGTTCTCGCGGCTTCGTCTATCCAATCCACAGCCGTGCAAATCACGGCTCGACGCTGATATTGTCCGGCGTCTGGAAAGACACTGATAAGGGTTCCCACGCCTTTGTAGTAATCCGTTCCTCCATACGTGAACTTTGCTCGAACGCCGATACCAATGTCCCATCCAGCCCGAGCATTCGTGTGGCCGGGAGTGTAATATCCGGCCTGTCCTCCGCTGTTTGATGAACTATTGTTCATAGCCCATGTCATGGTTCCCGTTTGAGCTACACGGTCGAGTGGGCCTGAGCCGCCTATGCCATACGTGATTTCGAGAGGTTGCACATCAATGCGCGTGTCAGCCGTGACATCTGTCCATCCTCCTCCAGCACCAGCGAGTTCAACCTGCATCACGACGGTCGCGGTAATCGTAGGCATAAGCTATTGAGCCAGAATTATCGCGTCACGTAACATTATCGGCATGTTCCGAAGGTCTGTCCGAACGCCTCGCAATTCATCAAGGAGTTCTTTGTCGCCTAGTTGTTCAAGAGGAATCACGGCTTCGGGGCCAGCTTCTCCAATGAGAGCGGCTGTCGGTCGTGTCACGATGCCGCCTTCAGCCATGCCGGGGAAATTGCCTCCACCGTATTTACTCGTGGCCTTTTTGACCTGTTCGATTATGTTGATCCTCGTCGTAATTTCTGAGGGTAATCCGCGTAGCCCTCGGTCGATTCCAGAGATGCGGTCGATGAAACGGTCAAGCGAATTCACCACCTTTAGCACCGCTGACTCAACAGCGGCCCAGCCTGACTTCTGTTTGTCTTCAAGAGTGCCAGCCTGGCGAGCTTGATCGATCAGTTTCTTCGTGTTCTCATCAATTGGAATCCCGAGCTTGTTGTGCGCCTCCATGATGGTCTTCAACGCTGGCCCCATCATCATGATCGCTTGGTGCTGGCTGAAGCCTGACTTGATCAACTTGTCATACATCCGAAGCCCTTGGCGTTCCATTGCCGCTAGGGTGTCGGCGTTCAGCGCACCTGTCCGAGACAGGGCGAGCATCGTGCCATCCAGTGCTTCGACTGCCGTTACCAGGGTGGCATTGGCTTGAATCCGTTCTTGGAACCGAGCTAATTCCTGAATGGCGATGTTGTCACTGGTGAGGCCGAGGTCTTCTTGGGCTTTGATCACCGCGTCGATGGCAGGGCCATGCGCCTTGACCGCTTCGGTGAACGACATTCCGGCAGCTAGCGCCGACTCAAAACTGGCGACCGCCATCAGACCGAGGTCTTCAAGTTCGCCTTTGCTCTTGACGCCACTCGCCGCAATCGCGGCAACGCCTTCGGCAACAATCTTCGACTGTTCACCCACAAACTTGAGAGTCTCAGCCGTGGTTCCGAACTTCTCGGCCAGCGTAATCAGTTCGACGAATTGTGCGCTGGCGATACCGCCGGACTCAACCAGTTCGGTGGCAAGTAAATTAAACGATTCGCCAAACGTCTCCGCGGCTTGGGCCGTTGTGATTGCACCCTGCTCAACGGCTGAAAAGATGTCTCTCACTCTGCGAATGGCTTTTTCCATTCCCATCGCCGCGACGCCGCCCATTTCCTCGATGATGTCGCTCATGTGCATCATCATCGCGCCGAAGTCTGAAGCGGTATTCTCCCGCGTTTTCTCTATGGCTTTCGACAGTCCTTCGGAAAGACTTTTCCCGAACATTTTCTCTGCTGTCTTAGAAACGCTTTCGGCGACAGATGGCTTCCCAAACAGTTTGACAAGACCACCAATGAGCGGCCCTGCTAACGCGCCAATCGCCATACCGATGGGGCCAGCTAGTCCTGAAATCATTCCCATGATTCCACCAGAGGCTTCTTCTCCTTCCTTGTCCTTGCCGCCGAACGAACCAAAGAGGCTCCCAACCAGTTCCGATCCGAACTGTGAGCCAATCGCCTTGATCGCGCCTAATGCACCGCCGCCGCCAGTAAATGCGTCGGTGACGGTTTGCGGAATGTCTTTGATGATGGTTTGCCAGCCTTTGGTGAAACCCGTAGCCCACACCGACCCTGCACTGATCGCAGGTTCGGGCGGCAATGTCGGCAAACCGAGGCCGCCGATTCCCATGCTCGGCGCGAAAGCTTCAACACCGCCGAACATCTTATGGGCGTGCAACTCGTTGAACGCCACCAGCATGTCAGCGACCGACTGCTCGGTGACGTTTTTCGCTCGATCCATCCCTTGAACCCACCACTGGAACATCGCCTGATCTGGTTCCTCTCCAGCCGCTTTCATCTGGCGCATCGCCGTGCCTAGCTGCTCAGTCATCGTGGTGGTCTGAGCTTCAGTTAATGCGGCCACGCCTCCCACGTTTTCGAGGACTGCTATCCAATCACGCGCAGGGGCAATTGCACCTCTCAACCCGTCTTTCAGTTTCTGCTGGTTTTCTGTAAGAAGTTCCACGGCCGGTGCGACCTCACGACTGATGACTTCTGCTATGTCGCTTGTCGCTTCTTCCGCGTTCCGTGAGGCTTCTGCCGCCTGATCAAAGCCGACCATCATGTCATCGAGGACGTCGATAGTCCCGTCGATGGCGCGAGTCAATCCATTCTGAGAGAAGATGTTCTTACCAGACTCAACAACCTGTTCCTGCTGTTTGTCATTTAATGAATCAAGTCCGTCTGCCCACTCACTAAGAATCGAGATGGTGTTGTCCATGCTTCCGCGCAAACCAGGGGTCATATTGATAATGTGCGCGATACCGAGAGCCACTTGGTTCAGAACTTCTGCGACCGACAGTGCGACAACGGCAAACGCCCGAAACGTGAACACCACCGTGGCGAGTCCAGGCTTAACAAGTCGAATGGCTTGCAGCAAAACCTTGAAGGCACCAACCACCATCTTTGCAAACTTCGCCACCGCTCCCTGCATGTCACCGCCGAACGCACCGCGTAAAGCCTCAGCAATCTTGTTTGGAATTTCCTCCAGTGCAGGATTGCTCAACACGGTGTTCAGTTGAGAGACACCTTCCCGTGCAAACTCGAACAACGGTTTCAGGGCATCAGCGAGTGTAAGCTCAATGACATCCTTGAGCGTACTGGTGACTCCTTCCCACGTCGCCGCCTGTTTGACCATGCCGCCGGTGAACTTTTCAAGGTCACCTTGAAATGCGGCATACACTTCAGACGCACTCGCCCCTGCTTTCTGTAACTTCTCCATCTCATCTCGTGCCTTCGGAGACAGGACAGCGAGTTCTTGGAGTCGCATGGCTGCTTCACCAAAAGGCTTGCCAGATTGGAGTTGTGAATGTAGACGACCCACCCAAAAGCCAAGCTGATCAATCGGTGCGCCAGTTGCAGCACTCGCATCACCTAGCAGTTGAAGATTGGCCTTGGTGTTGAGTGCCTCGCCACCGAAGGTCTGCATCATGCGACTAGCTTCAATGATGGGGCCAGTCTCGAACGGTGTTTTCTTAGCGAACTCGAATAGGCCTTTCACATGCTCTTCGGCCTTTTCAGCATCGCCCATTAAGGTGGCAAATTGCAGGGTCGAGGTTTCCAGGGTGGCGTTCATGTTGATCGCTGAACTCGCGGCACCACTCATCGCTCGTGCGGCTCCACCAACGACTGCCGTCACACCACTGATGACTGCTTGCGCCCCAATGAACCCGCCCATTGTGCCGAGTGCTGTTTTGGTTGCACCACGAAACATGCCCATCTTCTTGGTCGCAGTATTTAGCTGCTTGGACATCTTATCGTCCAACTCTAGCTTTGCTTCGATGGTGCCGACGTTTACTGCCATAGCTATCTCTTACGGTTCGAGGCTTGACGACGTTCTCGATCTTCTTGTCTAAACATCTTCATCAATGGGTCGATATAGCTTTCTGGAAGCGCACAGTACTCAGCCCACGACCAACGCATCCGTCGCATGATGCTTAGGTCTGCTTCCGCTTGCGCGAGGAAGGCTTCACTTTTTTTTCCTCTGTTGACGCCCTTTCATGCTCATCGAGGGCATTGTCGATAATGTCAAACAGGCCTTGATGAAGCGATTCCAGTGTTTCACGCGACACTGTCATACGCTTGTCTTGACCATTCATCAGTGACCAGTCCAAGAGATACGTCTCTGCTCTAGCGAAGCTGTACTCCGTCCACTCAAATTGAGCCTCCGGTGCTGCGGCCTCCTTAGCTTTAGCCGAAATCATAGGAGCCGTCACCTTGCTGATGCTTTTCAGCATTCGACGCTGTTCACCAACTGACAGACGTTTCTTGGCCTTAATCCAGAACGGACGATCTGTTCCTTCAAGGTCTGTCCAGTTCAGTTCGATCTTGACTTCTTCGGGTTCAACGACCCACGGATTAGACATTCGCTGGCACTCCTTTCTCAATACTTGGTGGCCCTTCGACTTCAATAACCAGGCGAGACTCCGTTAGCTTCTCGCCAACAACTACGCCGTTCCAGACCCACCGATTCGACCCAAACTCCAACCACACATCTAGCGGTGAGCGAGAGGCCCACGGCTCATGTCGGGATACGACAGAGCCGGAGAGCCTGAATCGCTGAGTATGTGGGAGTATGAGAACGGGTTCAAGTTTCCAGTCGCCAAGACAAGCAGCAACTTGATACTTGAACCGCAGGAGGCCCGATTTTCCGGTCGCCCTCATCAGGGAATTTTATGTCGCGGCAGTCGCCCGTGCCACATCACTCGCTGACTGAATCGTCACCGGAGCATCGAGGAGGCTTCCCACTGACCCGCCCTGCGGCTGATACGAATCAATCACGCCAATTGCTGAGAAGCGCGGATTGATTGCCGTCGAGCAGATGGCCTGGGGTCGCCACTCATAACAGGCCGTCGTTCCCACCAGGCTGAACAGCGTCGCGTCAACATTGGCAGCGGTGTAGTCTTGGTGAAAATTCACGTCAAGACTCCAGGTTTTGAGACCGCCCTTATTGATACGGGTGTCGTCACCCATCGCGGTTTCATCCTGTACCTCACTCCCGTAGTTGAACGTCAACGATTCAACGTGGTCGCTCAGGTCTACGCCATTCACCTCGAATAGCGCGTTCTTGTAAATGATTGTTGCCATTTGCCTATACTCCTCTTGGTTGTTATTGAATCCCCATAGACGCTAGAAATTTCTGTCCACCGCTTGTCGTGGGTTCCCAATTTGCTCGCCAGAACTGTCTGTGTGTGCTGGTGACATTTGCTGTAGTCAGTGGCGTTGGCCATTCACCCACACGACATGATGCACTAGTGAACTCCACATGGCAGGTGAACTTCCCGCTTCCGAACCCACTGGATGATGACCCTTGAATCCGCACCTTGATTTCACCTGCTGTAGATGACGACAGAATATGAAGAGCCGCATATAACGATGTCCCTGCATAGACGCCACCGATGTCATAGGCTGTCCCATATCCGCAGGTTGATACCGCCGTGCCGGATGCGTCCTTTAAGGGTGTGACTCGTGCGATTGCCATAAGCTATGCCTCGATACCGCGACCTTCGATGGTCACGTTAAATGTAAGAAGTTCACCAACACCACCGCCGACCGTGAACTCCGAGATCACGCCTTTGAACGCAAAGCCGCCAGGGGCCGAATCGCCCACGGTCACGCCGTTGGCATAAAGACTCACCACCTTGTCGTCTGTTCCCATCAGTCCAAAGTACGCATCATCGGCAAGATTCGGTGCCGAGTTCTCCCAAAAGCCTGAACCCGTCACGCTGACGACCTGGAGACCACCTTTATTGATTCTCGTATCATCTCCAAAGCTCGTTTCGTCCTGCATTTCGGCAGAGTATTCGAGTGTTAATTCTGAATGTGCCGTCGATAGATCGTAGCCATCAATGAAAATGTTTGCGTCTTTATAAATGAGCGTTGCCATAGTTATATCCTAAGCCGTGAGGTCTTTCACAATGCGATAATTACAGGCAATCCGTGTCCGTTCCTGATCGTCACGTTCAAGCATGAACGGCGACTGCAAGGCTTCGATATACAGATACCGCGTGCCGTTGATAGTTGTCTGATACAGTCCATCCAATAAATCGAAACACTGATCGGCCGTTGTTCGAGCCGTTGAATAACTGGTCGAACGAGTCACCACCTGAATCGACGGTTGCTCCGCGAGTGCTGTGCCAGGCGACCCACTCATCCCATGCACCGCAGGTGATCCTCCTGTTTCGTAAATCGTCACCACGGTACTCGGATCACTCGGTTGCCGCCCTCGATAGATGGCAGTCGTCACACCAGAGGTCGTCAGATAGTCGTCCATGTCAGTCAATAATAATGCCATCGTCAGACCGCCACGAATCCTGCCAAGCGCATGACATCCAAGGCGCGTACCTGAATCATCTTCGGTGTTGTATCACGTTCGGTCGAGTGTGCCAGATTCGTCACTTCAAGGGCTACCAGTTCCGCATAGGGTGTTAATTCCATCTCGCCCTTGTCATCCATGTGAAAGAGTCGATCTACTGCAATCGCAGACGTTAGAAAATGGTCATAGACCAAGCCGCATAATTCCGGATCGTGTGACTCCTTCAACGTCGCCACCATCGTCCGCATCACGCTATCGGTGTGCGGAGAAAAGCTAATCGTCGCAGAGCAAGTCGAAGTCATTTGCTTGAAAGGTTCGCTTTCACCCAGCCTCTATAGATCCGGTTTGCAACCTTCTTTCCAATAGTGTCTTTCACGGCCATGAGTGGCTTTTCAAGATATTTCGACTGACCTCGCCCTTGATGTTTCAGTTTCATCGAGACCGCTCGACCTTTTTTTCTATCCCAATGTAAATCTTCATGCTGGAACATCGCGTATTCGGTGTTATAGCCCATCTCCACCGTGAACGTGTTTGCTTTGTGTGTCGGTTGTTCGACGTGTCCACTCGATCGAAGAGGGTTGTCGTCGACCGGCACGATGCGCTTCGATGCCGTCATGATGAGTTCGGCTTCCGTATAGAGAGCTTGTCCAATCAATGTGTCGTTCAGGTGTTCCAATTTATTCAAGTTCTTTACTACGTTCCTCACACCTGTTAACGAAAAGCCCTTCCCTTTCGTTGCCATTACTTGAGCCAAATCTTCGTATGATGGAATCCGCTCTGGTCTGGCACATGATTTACTGCCAGAATGGTCGGACTCACGATCTCTTGTCCTGTGGACGCCACATCACCAGTCGAGAGCGTCACACGGTCGCCAGCCCCGATTTTCACGTTGCTGCCGAGGTAGATGTGCGACCTTGAAAAGACTTCCTGCCCAGTCCAATCTACGACGTTCTCAGCCCGTCCAACGATACGAGCCTTATAGGACACGTCTGCACCAAAAGAAGGCTCTCCAAAGTCATTCAGTGAGCTTCTAGGGGCAATGCTGACCGACTGGGGCATCATGTCGAACCATCGGCTCACAGACATCAGAAGTACCGCCTCCACGGGTCGATTAACTGGGTCGCCATGTCTTCGGTGCCTTCGGTTGCGTAGGTAATCGCCAAGTCTCCAACCTTCTTACTTTTCACCACGCCCTCGGCGTTGATATACAACTGCCGTGCCTTGATCATCGTGGCACGAATAATCTCCTGGGGCATCGTTGCTACCGTTGACGTGACCGCATAGGTATCGGTATCGGTGGAACTCGACCCGCTCGTATTCAGGAATCCGGCTTCGTATTCCACCAACCAGGGTGCGGTCTCGGAATTCGGAATCGGGGTGTAGGTGATATTCCAGTAATTCTGGGCCGTCCACTGCCATCCGCGATCCCGATTTAAGAAACCACCATCCAGATCGACACGATAATCGGTGCTGCACAACTCAGTCGCGTCACCCGTATCGGTCGCGCTAAAGACGCGACGGACACCGCGAATTGGCGTTCTGGAGAGAGACAGATTGACACCGCCAAAGGCTTTGACGGTTTCAGAATAAACGGCTCGATGTAAAGGTTGGCCGATATAATTAGCTGTCCACCGGCTCGCGGCGAGATGCGCTTCGTCGATCCCACACGAACTCGCGGTCACACCAATGACGCGCATCAGTTCGTCCATTGTCCCGATCAGTTCGTTTGTCGAACTGGCGCATACTGTGATCACTCTACTGCTCCGTCATGATTGGAATGTTCGCACCCCTCGCCCGAAGCTCGGCAACCTGCTTCACATATTCAATCTCTTGCAAGGCTCCGTCGAGAGTGGCGGCACTCGCCATGTGTTTGTTCTTGGCGGCTCGTAAGGCATCGATACGCAGGGTCAGTTCTTCAAGGTTCGGCATCGGCCCCGTGCCTGGGTGTTTCGCGTAGCCATACCGATGGGTCTGAGTCAGCAAGGCGCATGACTGCGGGATATTGAGGTCAATGCCTTTCCCGTGGGCCACGCCAAGCCAGAACTCAACACATGCCTTCTGGACTTCGTATTCCGTACCAACCACCAAGTCAATCCCGTAGAGATGAATCTTGCCGAACCCTTCGCTAATTGCTAGGGCCACCATATAGGCAACCGTCGAGGTGAAGTAATCCGATGCCGAGGCAATCATGCGTTCAATCGGAAACCGGATGGAGGTCGGCAGGTCAGGATTGCGTTCGACCATATAGATCGGAATCCCGCACTCTCTCAGCCACTTCGGATGGTCGGTGCCTTCCACGTTATCTTCAGTCCAGTTCCGATGAATATCGAACCATCGGTCGGCGCGGTCAATATGTCGATACAGTTGATTGAGGCCCCATATCTCGACACGCTTATCATCAAACGGAATCAGGTGCCGTGTGCTTGAGGCGAATCCACAGATGGCAACTTCTGATCGCGGAGGATTGACTTCGACAATGGCCTCATCGCCATCAATGACCTTCGGATGGGCTGCACAAGGATGATCTGGATTAACACCCACACTCTCGGCTACTGCATCAGTGACATGACTACTCATTGGTTTCCTTTGCGTTTGGCGGTAGAGACACGACGACGCACTCGCGCCTGTCGATGTTTCGGTGGGGTAGGTGGTGCGGCGGTGTGGACTGAGGAATCTGACCGCAGAGCAGTCGCTTTGACACGACCACTCTGGATCAGAGATTCCGCTACGTCATCATCGACACCAAGAGCTTCACCGCACCTGTAATGCACACCGGCTAACGCTAAAGCTCTCCCGACAACAATCACCCGCATCGCCAAAGTCTAGCACTTCACTACGCCGTTGTCTTAACAACAACTCCGGTGGACGTGCTATTCGGCAATGACTCTGCCGCATCACCCAACGCCAACGCACCAGCGATCCGAAGCACGCTGCCACCTGACGATGATGCGTGAACTTCTGGAAGCAGGTTGACACTCAAGAATCGCTGTGCGCCTGTCAGCGCATACGTTCCAAGATCGCCATACCATACGGCTGTTCCGGTGCTGGTTGAAATTCCTGCATCGGTAGACATCCGGCCTGAGGCATTGCCTGTGCTGGTTGCTGTCGTGTTGGTGACAATATACAAGCCCTGCAAGCCCTTACGGTCTGCGGTGGACAACTCATTGAAGTCGCCAACACAGGTCGTCGATGAGTGCATCATCTTGACTTGGAAGCCGACGAATCCGCTATCCACCGTCGTGGTGCCAATCTCGCCAACAGCCGTCATCACCGCTTTCACGGAGTTGAAGCTATTCCCAAGACCCACTCTATCAACGATGAGGCCCATCACCTCATTGCCAGTGCTGGATGCGTTCACACTTCCACAGCTTGCGTCGAATGTGTGGTGTTCTAGCACTGAGAACTGCGCTGTCTGACTTAATCCTCTATTGATCATGATTCAACCTCTCCACTTATTCAGTGCTAATTAAAAGTCTCCAGGTGCCCAATCGACTCCCGTGAGAACCGCAATGGCTGCGTCGTGTCGCATTCCAAAGTCATGCTCTGAGATGGCACGCACGACCGTCTGATCCTGCGAGTAGGCAGCGATGACGTTTGACCCGTCATGGTAGGCTGCCGTATCACTAGCACTGACTTGAAGAGATGCGCTTTCACCGATGATGGCCTGACTAAAATCGACGAAGTAGATTTCGCTTTCATCGTTACTGCCAGCACCAGTCGTGTCAAGTGTGATCGGAATACTGGTAGTGCTTCGAAATGGGAAGCCCCACAGTGTTCCTCCAGCCATCTCATCTCGGAAGGCAGGAACGCCATTCGCGTTGAGAGCGGTCATCAACATCTGCTCCGTGCGTGGCGCGAAAAGCCACCCTGGGGTAGTCATCGGCACGTTGCCTTCTTGTAACGCCAACACCAATTTGCCAAGGTCTTGGAAGGTGTTGACAAGACTGACCGTGCCATCAGCAGCAATCTTGTTGCCACCAGGACACCAACTGAGGAGTCCGCGAGGCGCACCATCAGTGCCGTCGCCTCGGATGAACTTCTGGTCTTCTTTGACGCGCATCCCTTCCACTAGGTCAGTCCGAACCACTTGGTCGGCTCCCGGTGAACTGTAGCGAATCAGGTCATTGCTAATCGGCGTCAGCACCGCGAGCTTCTTGAACGACAACTTGAGATTGCCGAACACTTGCTCGCTCTCAGCGATGTTCGTGTTTTCGCCGATGTAGGCCGCTGTCGCCCCACTCGTGAGCTTCGGAATGTTCAGCGTTCCAGATCCCGCGATGGAAATCGTGGTGGCACCCATTGCACGCACTACCGACCGTGCGCGCAGCAGTTCGATGAGTTCTGTGCTGTATTCCTCTGGCACGAGAAATCCACCACTCGCCGCATCACCAGCCGACAGTGCTTTGGTGCGAGCCTCCTGCCACTTGTCGGCAAGGTCATCATCGCCCCATCGCTTGAGTTGACTAATCGCGCCATCAACACCAGCGTCGTTGAGCTTGGCCCAGGCTGTTGCACGAAGGCAACGAGCAAGAGCGACCCCTTTCTCCCGTTCCCGTTTCTGCGGAACGCTCGATGCGGCCATAGCTTTCGTGGTCAGTGCCTCCGTTCGTTCTCGAATCGGAGCCACCGCTTTCTCAATGTTGTCTCGTACTAGCTCGGCCACATTGTTGTCGCAGAATTCCTTGATCTCAGGAACGACCTGTTCCTTGATGTGGTCGGTTAGCTGTTCTCTGGTCAATCGCATGTGTATTCACCTCTTGTTAGAAAAGTCAGTCAACGCGACCCGATGCACGGTTGACCATTGCCCGAACTTCCTTGTCTACAACTTGCGCGACGGTGTTGGTTGTAGCATCGACAAGGGCATCCCTCAACATATTGGGATCAATATCGACATGCAAATCAGAATCGCCCTCAATGAGTTCAATAAACTCATCATCAACGCTTGCCTGATTCGGCACGCTCTCCTTCTTTGGTTTTGGCTTGTCGGTGTAAAGCCCCGACCCTTCGACATATCGGAAAGTATTCTGGAACCTGTCCACGTTCTTGATCGTTTCTCTGACCGCAACCTTGATGTTATTCATTTCCTTGCGAATAGCATCAAGGAACTGGTTCATGTCGTCCATGTGTTCTTCAGGGACGTCCTCGGCCTTTCCCTGTTCTTTGTTGTCTTGATCTGTGATCTCTGGCATAGGTTCACTCATTAAGTCCTTATCATGAACAGCAACCGACTCGGCCTCATCGGTGAAGCCGTGCGTCTGAAGAAGTGCGCCCAACTCCACGTCACTGATATCGGCATGGGCATCTCGAACTTCAATAAACTTTGTCCATGACTCCACATCCCGTTCCCAGGGAGCCACGCGGTCAAATTCTTTGTAATGGTTGGCCAGATGTGCGCGAATCTTTCCGAAGTCGTCGGCAGTGAAGCCTGTCTGATCAAGTCGTCCAGCCGCCGCCGCGACACCACGAAATACCACATCAGCCCCTTGTGGGCGATGGTGCGGAAGTTTCAGGTCGCCATAATTTGCTGGAGGCATATCAACCGCATACGTGAAATGCCGTGAAATTGCTCTGCGTTTGTCAGCGTCAACTGAATCCCACGGAGCCGACGTAAAGTCTCTCAGCGATGGCCGACTCCACATTTCGTTCATCGGGGCCAGGCCATACTCGGACGGATTGTTCGGAACCATCCCCTTCGTCTCGGTTGATTTAGGGTCGGCTTGTGTCAGCCAGGACTTCGCCCATGCCGTTATCGGCTCAACATCAATGCCGTCTTTTGAGGCGGCGATTAAAGCGTGAGGATTGGCAGGAATCGGAACGACACTATATTCGAGCAGTTCTTGTTCCTCGAAGTCGAACCCTTGTTGCCCGTTGTCTCGCTCGGTAGACTTGAACTTCTGCGGTCTAAATCCAACAGATACCGCATTCAGAAAGCCTCCCTTGATCATCCGGTACACCGTATCGGCAAACGGATTCAGGTCGGCGGTGGCAAACTCGGCAGTCGAAACCAGGCTTCCATCTTCTTCTTCAATAGAGATGGCCCGTGCGATAGGGAGTTGCTTGTAGTCGTGCGCGAACATGACCACTGGATTCTGTCGATAGGCGTTTAACACCCACCCTTCAGATCGTAGTCGGTCATTCTCGCGGTCAACGTCACCCGTGGAGATGGTGAACTTGATGCGACGTTGCCCCACATCTTCGGCATTAGCAACGGCCTGTTTCCTGACAATCGTTTGCGTGCCGTCATCGCCACCTTGGACTCGCTGCTTCCAGTCAACCAGATCAAGCACGGTCGGCACAGGTGTTGTGCCTTGTGTTTTAGAGTTGCTCATAAACGTCCAGACATAAAAAAAAGCGGCACAGGCTGACAGCACGTCAACCTCTACCGCAAACCTCGTCCTCGTGCGGAGAGCAGAACTGTCAGCAATTCTGCATTACTGCAAACTGATTGTCAATGTTAATCAGTCGTCATTCTTTAATTCTGTCGAGCGTTCGTGTTCCATCCCGACGACGACTGACCGCGTATCGCAGGAACCAGGCCGCAAGCGCACTGAAATATGCACTTGTCGCAGGTCTGTGGATTCATCGATCAAGGGTTGCCAGCGTTTGAGTTCTGTTTCAACTGCTTTCGCAACAGACACCGTGCGGCTTGGCATTTAGTAGGTAGCTCTCTCGGCCATCCTTGCTTCGACCATTGACTCATTCAAATTCACACCATCAGCCCATACCGTTACCAACCATCGGCCATACTTGCCTTGAGCCTTTTCATTTGATGGGCGTGTTTCAATCATGACGTAATCAGCGTGATCCATTTCCTTTATCAACCAGTCACGCGACGCGATTCCTCGATCACGTTCTTCGCCTCGAACCTCTGGCGCATTGATACCGTAGAGCCTACCCGTAACCGTTAAAGTGGCACTGAACCCTAAGTCAAGTCGCAATTCCATAAGCGTGTCGCCATCATAGACACGACAATCAAGCATCGGAAACATCCAACGATGGCGTAACACTCCGATAGGCATCAGGTGACAAGTGTTTTGACCTGTTCGATGTGTTCGGCACGGTCAAGGTTCAGGTTTCTGACTCGTTGCTCCGTCCACCGCTTTTCTGTCCAATACTCATAGCCGTAGCGGTGCGGGTGACGTAGGGTCGAGCTATGGTCAGGGAAGGCGACTCGACCACCGCGACCTTGAAAGAGTCCGAGCCAGTATGTGACAGATGGAAGCTCCACCTCACGTTCTCGGTCGCTACCGAATACCAAGTCCACACCATAGAGTCCAATCTCCTCAAAGCCTTCAACAATCGCCAGGGCAATTTGATAGGCAAACGTGCAGGAAAAGTAATCCGCATAGCCTAACGCTTCAATGGATTCCATCGGGAATCGAAGCGTATTCGGCAAATCCGGTTCGTGGTTCAACGTATACAGTGGGCGCGGATTGTTGTGAATCCACTCCATGTCGTCGGCGTTCTGCACCGACATCGGATGCAGTTCAAACCATCTGTCAGCACGAAGTCGTTCGTGTGGGTCAAGACACATCACCAGATTACATGACCACACTTCGAGGTCGGGATCATCAAACGGCAAGGCATACCGCAACGGCATCCCGCCAATAATCGCCAACCGTTTGCGCTTCGGAGACAGGTCGAGTGTGCCAGCCGCCGCGTCCAGAATCGTCCACTTAGCGTTGAGTGGATGTTCGACGACCTGCTGACTTGCTCTTGGCTTTAGATGATCCACTGGTGGTCTTTCTCGCTGCTGCTGTTCGCTTGTGAGTGGCACGGGCTTTCTTTCTAGGCTTTTGAGCTTTCTCTTTGGTGGTCTTCTCGACCAACACTAGCGCACATCGACAATTCGGATGCACGGGCGGTGCCGTTACACCACCAGGATTTAGCTTTGACGAAGTGTTCGGGAAGATGGCTCCCGCATCCATGCTTATTCGCTCACCTTCAAGTTGCACGCACAATGGGTCAACGTCATACCCTGCGGTTAGCCATTCACGTTCAACATCATCTCGGTCAAGCAGATTTGCCTCAACCGCTTCTTCCCATAAGATGTTCTGTCCGGCATTGGCTGCTTTCGCCAGTTCAGTTCGAGCAATCAACTTAGCTCGCATTCGCTTATAGGCGGTTTCGATTCGATCTACCTGCCCTGCAATCTTCTCCACGTCTTTCGGATACTTCTGTGACAGTTCTTCAACGGTCACACCGCGACGCTTGGCGGCTTTCTTGAGCAGACGTTCTTCTCTGTGAATGGCAGCGTTCTTATAGAAGTCGGTCAGCCCGACCGCACTTCTGATATGCCGTGCGGTCTTGTCCGAACCCCATCCCTCTTTCACTGACGTGGCGATAATGGACTGGATGGTTTTCTTGTTTTCAATCCCCATCTCGCTGATTAAGAGTGCGGCTTCAGTCTTTGCATAATTCACAGTCGCATTGTTCACCAGGTTAAAACTAATCGGAGCCACGCCCACAGTAATCTGCTTCCCTGTCTGGTTCTTTGTCAGTTGGATTCCCGTCTGGTCGGCGGCAAATGTCGCACCGCGTAAACACATCGACGCCAACTCGTCTTGGAGTTTGCTCATGGTATCGAGCCAGTCTTGGAGTATCGGGTCGATGAAGGTCATCACACGATTACTCCTAACGGCTACCAGTAGCTTCTCCAGGGAAATAGATTCCTCGATACCTTTCCACTCGCTGATAAGTTGTCGGCGCATTGCCCCTTCGCGTCGGTCAGCAAGTCTGATCAGGGTCGGTAAGCCTTCTTCACTGTCATCCTCAGCTTTCTGCTCCACGGGGAGTTCAGCCTTTTGTGCCGTGTTGGTATCTGCGACTGCTTTCACTGGCTCAATCTTGCCAGTTTCTAATGACCCTCCTTCTGCCGGTGGCGGTGTCTGCCCGAGCGAGACTTCCAGTAGATTTGATGGCATCAAATGAACGTCACCTCGATCATCATCGAGCGGGTCGTAGCCCGACAGTTCCCGCCATTCGTCAACCGTCAGGACAGCCGTGTTCGACTTAGCCGCATCGAGTTCGTGTCGCTTGTCTTCCTGCACAGGTGACTCGTAGTCCACAATCAATCGCTCGTCGTATTCAGGGATAAGCCGTTCCTGAAAGACTGACCGCAAGAACTCTAGCCGTGGTGTCAAGACATACTTGGCGAACAGGTAGTCAGCCGCGTCAATCGTGGCACGGTTCGAGTTCTCGATGACGCCAAGAATCTCAGGTGGCAATCCGAACGTCTGGATAATGATGTCCCGTTGCGCTGACCGGAGTTCACTGAACTGCATGGACCGAAAGTCGGTAGCCAGTTCTTTGACTTCAATCTCTCGACTCACAAAGTAGGGCTTGAAGGCTCGCCAGAAGCCTTGATTCTTTGACAGCCAGTCATGTTCGAGTCGTTCCACTTCTTCGGGTCGAAGTGGTGAGTCGGTTCCACTCTTTTGCTTCGGGGAGATGATCAGGTCAGGTCTGGCGCGATTGAAGAAGAACTGACGCAGATGCCGACCCGCATACTCATTTGTCTCCAGTTCGTCGGCTAACACGTTCCCCAGGCCACTTCCTCTCCCATACGGGTTCGCTGGATTCGGATCACTGAGCCAGAGGATTTCCGTCTCTGGAATGTTGCCCTGCCATCCACGGAAGCCAATCTCGTAATGCTTTGTCTTTGGTGTTGGTGTGGCTCTGACCCAGTCCGGTGGAATCGGCCAGAAGGCGACCGGTGCTGACAAGCCGTTCCTCTGCTTGAGCAGAAACGCATCGCCAATCAAATCGAGATGCACCTGAACGGTCTTCATCATTGCTCGACCAGTCTGGAGACTGTTCCCGTAGTTCAGGGCATCGAGGAGAATGTGTTCTTCTACCTCAGCAACGTCAGCCATCTTTTGTCGCGCCTGGAGCCGTGAGTCTGGTGAACCGACCTGCATGGCTCGTGTGCGAACCGCCCGTCCCTCTTTCTGATGCACATAGAGACTCCAATGTGTTGACGCAATGGCGGTCGCTATCTTGGCACTGCACGCACGCAACCACGGCATCTCGGAATACGCATTCAGAAGATTCCTGGTGCCTTTCTGCGGGGCATCGCCTCGCTCGGAAGGAAACAGGGCGTTCAATAATCCGTGCGTGTCGGTATTGATTTTCGTGTCGTCGCTGAAGACACTGACTACCGCTTTGCTGGCGGCTTTTAACTTTTCGACGAATGTGGCAGAACTATCCATAGTCAACCCTCTGGCCAATAGACACCATCGCTTTTCAGAGCATTCGACACGGTCTGCGAAGCTCGACTCTTGCGAATGGCGGCAAGGCGTTCTTGTGTGTCTGACGACGGTCGGTCAAATTCCAACAGCCGCCAATCTTTGTTGGCAAACCGACGACGGGCTTCAACGGCCAAGGCCAAGGCACAGACGCAATCATCGTGCATGCCAGGTGGCGCAGAATACCGCACGCCGGTCGGCGTATATTCATATTGGAAGGACATCAGTTCGTTCGACACGACACCATCGGGATATGTCACCTGCTGATTGCCTATCGCCACGACCAGTCCTTCGATGAGTTGTTGTTTACTGCTACTGCTAAATTTGAATCCTTCAAAGTGTGCGCCCGTATTCGACGCACGAGCCACCTTCTGTAGAGACTCTAACACCGGATCGCCCAATCCGGTAGAGTCAATCAGGGCAGGTCGGTCTCCGACAAGTTTTACAATGTCGTCAATCGTTTCATTCCACGGCCGTTGCCAGCGAAGCATCTGCGTACACTGTCCCGACTGGTCAAGGGCGATACCCACTGTCCAGTCCACTGACTTCGCCAAGTCCCATCCCCACACTGCCGTCTCCTCGGTGGACAGTTCCATCACACACGAGTTGATCGCGTCAGCCGTGCCGAACGGACAGCCTTCGTCATCAGACGGTTCGGCTTCATAGAGTTCTTGAAAGGCGGCAGTGTTACCACGGAAGACACTCTTGGCATCGAGGACTTCGTCTTTGTCTAACACGCCAGCGTCAATCGCGTCCCAGGCCGTGATCTTGGCGTAGTGCCAATCCGGTTCACCACTCTCGGCACGACGGGCGAGTTGGTACGCCCAGTTGCGTCGACCCTTGACATTGCCAATGACACGCACCGAACCGCCTGTGGCAGTGATGGTCGTCCGTGCGGCAATCCACGCATCTTCTTTACACCGTGACGCCTCGTCAATCACCATGCCATAGACATCCTCACCATAGAGGGCATCTGGTTTATCGGCTGACTTGAACGCGATGATCGTGTTCGACGGACGGACATGAATCTCTAAGCCTTGTTCATGGGCTTCATAGAGACTGGTATCGAGATATTGCTTGAGCCGTTTGAAGGCAATCTTGGACTGTTCTCGAATCGGCGCAATCCACCAGTATTGATTCCCTGTTTTCCCTTGCAGGGCTTGCTCGAACAGCCAGATAATACAGCCGACCGTCTTGCCGCTTTTCGTGCTGGCCTCAATCACGCTATACCGCGCAGGAGAGAAGATGGCTTCTAACTGCTTGGGATACATCCACGGGCGAGAGTATCGCGCAATCACGTTTCGTCCTTCGTGGTGTTGCTGCTCAGAAGACGCTTTACGAGTGATGCCTTGTGTGGTGGTGGTGGAATGTTGAGCTTGATTTCAATCTCGTTGTTCTCGCCCTGCCCCATGTGTTCCACTTTGTCGCCGTAGGTTTCACGGCGATGCGCCTTGAGAATAAAGATGGCCGCGAGGTCGCTCTTCTCCCTGGCACGCTTATGCAATGAGGCAAGTGTGAGGTCAAGCCCGTCTTCAATAGCTTCGTTCCATGCTTCTCGAAACTGTTTATTCTTGTCGCGTTCCCGATAGACGACTGCACGGCTGACACCAGCCTTCCGAGCCGCAATCGCAATCACCGGCATCACTGCCAGCGTCGCCAGGAACACCGGCTTCCATTCACCAGCCGACTTCGGGCTGACACCCTTCTTGCGTCCTCCGAGTTTCTTTGGTGCTACCATATCGTCCTCACTGTGTCAGTCTCCGCGAGATCCACATGCCAAGTATCGCACCGAGACTTGCTCCGACGCCATACGACGCAGCGAACTCCCACGACTGATACCCGCTCGATGTGCCAGCGTTTAGCCACCAGACAAAACTAATCAGGAACGCGGTGCATCCGGCATAACCATACTGCCCTCGGCTAATGAACACGGTCGATGCGCTGACGGGTGCGACTTGCAGACAGCCACGGAGTACCATCTCCAGCACGTCGCCCATCATGTCACCTTGGTCGCGGTCTTCCCCGTGAACGCTTCCCATCGATCAATCGTGACCTGGCAATAGGACGGTTCGATTTCGATGCCGTAGCAATGACGGCTTAGTTGTTCGGCTGCAATAATCGTTGATCCAGAACCTAAAAACCCATCGAACACTATGTCATCAGACACACAACTGTTGCGGATAGCTCGACTCATTAAATCATTTGGTTTTGTAGTCGGATGATCGGGACTGGTTGGTGGACGTGGTATTTCCCACACCGTCGTTTGTGTGCGGTCGTTTATAAAATAATGCGATTTGCCTGACTTCCATCCGTACCATAACGATTCGTGCTGCCAGTGGTAATCCTGACGACTTAAAACCATTCTGTCTTTAACCCACACAATCATTTGTCGAATTTCGTGTATTGTTTCCAACGCATTCACAACCTGTCGATCTCCACCTGACGCACAAACATAAAAACTTCCACCAGACGACAATGGCCATGCTGCAATTGCGCTTTTAAGAAATAAAGCAAACGACTCCGGTGACAGAGAATCGTTTGGCACAACCAATCCATCTGTGCGTCGTCTGCGCTTTTTTAATTGTTCTATGCTGGCATCATCTTGGTATCCGACGTTATAAGGTGGATCAGTAAATATCATTTGAGCTTTGTTTCCATTCATTACCAGCGCCACGTCATCGGCGTTCGTGCAGTCACCGCACAGCAACCGGTGGTCGCCAAGCGTAAACAGATCACCCGTCTTAATATCCGTAGCGCGTTTCGCTGGCACATCATCAGGATCGGTAAGACCACCATCAGGCTCAGGAGTCTCCAATAGGTCAGCGAGTTCGTCCTCGTAAAAGAACGGCGACAAGTCCAGCCCATCCTCCGCATCCTTCAGCAACTGGCCAACATCCCACTCAGCTAATTCACCAGTGCGGTTGTCATACAACGCCAGGTCGCGCTTCTGAGCCTCTGACAGCCCCGTACGGCGCACCGCGACAAGCTCTGACCCCTTAGCCTCAACCACCTTCAGGTCGGTGATACCAGCCTCGCCAGCGGCTTCTATGGTCGCGTTCCCTGCCAGCACTTCGTTGTTCTCATCAATGACAATCGAGCGACCGGTGCCGACCTTGTGTAGTGCCTCGACAATCATGCCGACATTTCGTGGCGTGTGCTTGCGTCGGTTGTTCGGGTCAGGAACTAAGTCCTTGATATGAGTAAGCGGCTTTGCTCTTTTTTTAGGTGTCACCTTTTGAGACTTTCCTCTCTATTAAGCATATCCTGCTGCCCCGCCTCTTACTGACGCACCGTCACGATAGAGATGTTGCTGGTGTTTATAGTGACGTAATTCATCAGGTGAACGAAGCTCACGAATCTTCTTGGCGTAGGCTTGTCCTGTGGAGAATGTTTTCAGATGGGCGCGGTCGAGAATCTCTGAATACAGACACCAACCGAGAAGCGTATAGTCCGTCTTAATATCCTGCTCTGTCTGGTTCCACGTTTCACACAGCATGAGTGCATACGCATCCACTGATTTTAAGTCTCTGTTCTTTTTCAGCGGCACGATAAGATGGTCGGTGCGTCTGGTAACAGCTTTGACATCCACACGTAGACCAGAAGGCAAGACGCAATCGTAGCCACCGAAACGCGGTTCAGTCGTAAGGTCTGGATAAGCATTCATTAACTTAGAGAACGCCACCTCTGCACCAAAGCCACGTCGCTCCATGACCATTGGTGAGGAATTCGCATAGAGCGCATCTGTCACACCAGCCTTTCGGTTGCTCAGATACCGACAGTTCGAGACAAACTCAACGAGACGCAGTTCTGTCTTGTTCAATGTCGTGCTGTTATCCATGTCTATCCCCTTTTCATATTCATTTCATAGACCTTCTGAACAGCTTGCCCCAGTACGGCTCCCACCCGCACAGCATCCGTGTCGCTCATGGATGCAATGATATTGCCACATGACCGATGTAACAAGATTCCCGCACGAAATGACAGGGCTAACACCTGGTTAAGCTCGGCGTCTGTAAGTCCAGTAAGACGAAAGTGAACTGGATACCCTTCCATTAAGCCAGGCGTTCCATTCGCCTCAGCATTGAAGGCTTCGCGTAGAACATGACCTCGTTCCCACATTCGTTCACTAATCGACTCCGTGCGATATCGTGTGATGACTTCCTTGGCGGCTGATAGTCCAAGCAACGACCCGCCAAACGTGCTACTGATCAGTTGAGCTTCTTCCATGACATCTCGCGTCCCACAGATAGCGGCAATCGGGACACCGTTGCCAAGAGCTTTCCCAAAGCACGCAATGTCAGGAATCGTGTCGCTCTTGCACCAGAGTTGTTGACTGCCACCGAGCGCATGACGGAAACCGAAAATCATTTCGTCGAAGATTAACAGTGCCCCATGCTTGTCAGCGAGTCGTCGAGCTTCGGTGTAGAACCGTCGTTGTGAATGCTGCGTGATATCCAGTGAGTCGGCAACAGGAAAACGATACGGCTCGATCACAATCGCTGCCACCGCATTAGGTAAGGGGTCATCGAGTGAGTCCAATACTCTTGCAAGGTCGGCGTGGTCGTTATCACGGAACGTCGTGATGTGATCGTTGACCTTGCTGTAGTATTCTGTCGCGTTCTTGGGATCGGCATAGCGATGTGGAGCTTGACACCATTCATGCCAGCCATGATACGAATGTTGAGCCACTACCACTGTGCTTTGACCTGTAACGGCACGCGCAATCTGCACGGCTCCCTGCATGGCTTCGCTGCCAGTCATGACGAACCGCGTCATCTCTGCACACGGAATAACTTCTGACAACCTGGTGGCGACTTCATTCTCAAGGCGATGGGGCAATGACAGAATTGACCCCATCGTCAGGGCATCACTCACGGCCTTCGTGACTCCCACATCCCCATAGCCCAGTGAAATCGCGCCAAGTCCTGCGACTAAATCAATCACCTTGGACTCGTCAGAACACACGACACGACACCCTGACCCCGACTCGGCATAGCAAGGATAGACGTCGGTTGGCCCAACGGCACCAAAGGCTTTCGACCGTGTTTGCGAATCGCCTGGTGTGTGCAACATCTACGACGCCCCTTTCAACATCCCGCAGAGGCGTGCCCCCTCAAGGACGTTCTGTGCCGAGTAGTCGTGAGGCACGAGATATCCACACACCTGTCGAACTCGGTCAAGGTCTTTTTGTCGATCCACGCTGAGCTTCAGATAGCCATAGTCGTGTTCGGATAATACGTCATGAGTTTTATAGTTCGAGCGAATCCACGGCGTAACGTGTTCACGGTCATGGCGAGCATTCGCACGTTGAGCCGCCTCATGTAAGACTTTGGCTGACATGACTTCCGTATCAAACCCATCCGGCCATCGCGCTTGACGGCCGACATTAGACACATAGTCATAGGTCGATTTCAGGTATTCGTCCAAAACGTATGACGACACATCTGAGGCCAGCAACGGACAATCACCAGTGATACGCATCACCACATCGGCCTTCATAAATCGTGCAGCATGATCCATGCGTCCCAACACATCCCACTCCGACCCACGATAGACACAGATACCACTCGATGGACGCTCAAATACTGCCGCCAACCGATCATCATGTCCGTTGACACTGGTAACAAGACAGATTCCGGTGAGTCCTTCTATGCGAGAGACACGAGTTATGACGTGCTGAATCATGGACTGACCAGCAATTTGAGAGAGCGATTTTCCCGGCAATCGCTTCGACCCCATACGAGCCTGAATCAGCGCGACAACTTTCAATGGACCACTCTCTCGACAGCACGTGCCTGACAGGAGTGAATCGGTTGAAGAAAATCCTCACCCCCAAAGCCGCGACGGAAGAACTCGATATTGGATTCCTTTTCGGTGACGCTGCCTCCCTGATGACCCATCTCGTAATACTTCACACCGAGTTCCTTTAAGCGTTTGATGATGGCCCACTGAATTGGATGTGACACGTTCGGTGCAAGACTCGCAGCACTGGCATAGTAGGCATAGTCTTTCCATCGCAACACATACGCAAATCCAAGAACGCTCTCGCCTTCTCTTGCCACAAACCACGACGCATGGTCAGCCAGCACGAAGCTATCCTGACAGACCCATGAATCGGACGGGCGCGTCACCCGACCGGAGGCGCGGTGGTGTAAGTCTTGGCACAGTTCCCTGGTGTGATCGTGCCGTTCCTCAGTGACCGTGATTGCCGAGTCTCGAATGATGTGCCTGTAGCTTTTTCTCACGTCAGCCCATAACCTAGTCAGGGGGATAGATAGATCGATAATACGTGTCCTGATGGAGTCTTCCTGCCAGCCGTTGTCTAATACCAATGCTGAATACATCGGTGGATTGCACCACATTCCTTTAAGCATGTCATCAGGAACAAAGTGTGGATGAATCGGCATTATGCGAAAACCGACACGACTATCAGCGTGACTCACTACCGACTCCAACACTTCACACATGATCGGCAACACGACATCCATCGCAAACCGTTCGTCTGGATGATCCACCAACGCTTCATGCAACAGCAATGGGGCAGGGGCAGGAAGGTCGCCAAGCCCAAACAGGTTAAGCTCTGGATGATAGGTGAGAAGTTGTGCGGCCACGACTCTCCCGTCTACCGTCACGCCCCATGAATGATCGACGAGTGTCGGGTTCCGTGCTATCTCATAATCCCGCCAGAGCGGTCGATTCCAGAACCAGAGGGCGTCTTTTTTGATGACAAGCTCGTCAACTTGTTCTGTGATCTTTACACCTGACACCGGAACCACTTGGATTCGTGTGTCTTTCATAACCGATAGTCCAGTGTCCAGATGTCTCCGCGTTGACGACTCACCCAAAAGCCGCACGACCGAAACGCGCACAGCGATGGCTCGTTGTGTCGCTTGACGACTGCTTCAAGAGTTGGTACGCCGAGATCCTTGGCCTTGCGACAGACGGCACGAAGCATTGGTGTGGCATACCCACATCCTCGGTGAATCGGCGCGACAGTAATCGACACCCGACCATGACGCAGCAGATGGCGATTCGGTGAATGCGAGTCATCCTGCACAGAAGGTCGCAAGTCGAGGGCAACGGTTCCAAGATCATCCCACTGAGTATGAGCAATAAACGACGGCGTGAGCGGGTCTTCCATCATGCTGTGGAGCCACTCCAGATGGTCATCGAACTCAATCGGATCTGAGGAAAGCGAGTTTCGTCGTGTCTGTGGATCGTTGGCCCATCGATACAGCAGGGGTGCGTCATCTGCCGTGACCTTTCTCAGCCCAACCACGGGATCTGAACCCTGGTGATCCCTGGTATTACCTGGTCTCATACTCCGACGCGAAACTGCGCCATCTCCGCTTCTTCGTCCACCTGTTGCTTGTCAGAAGTTCCCATCGCCAGTTCAGCGACCTCCACGTTCAGGACATAGCTCTGTAGCTGGTCAGGAGTCATGGCGTGTGCATAGTCTGGATTCTTCGGGTCGGTGTCAGGCACTCTGAAATGTGCCTCAAGAATCTCAGCACCCGCACAGACCGCAAGTGCGCCAGAGGTCACGTAGTTGGGAGCCGTATGATCTGAGAATCCACTAAACGCCAAGGCTTCACGCTTGTTGTCGCCCTTCGACGGAGCCAGGAACGAGCGACGCAATACCTTCAAATTTAGCGACCCGTAAGAAGCCGGATACGCACTGACGCAATGCAACAGCTTGAGTTCGTCGGCGGTATAACTGAACGCGAAGTCCAGATCATTGATACTGGTCATGCCTGTGCTGACGATCATGGGCTTCATACATGCAGACATTGCGTCCCGCAACTCTGCATCCTGGCACTCAAATGACGAAATCTTAAACATCGAGACATGCGGGGCGATGACCTCGACATCCTCTGGCAAATAGACGGTGCAAAGATAATCGACCCCTCGTTGCTTGGCGATAAGAGCAAGTTGTTCATGCCACTCGGCTGGCCATTGAAGGAGATTCTTATAGTGGGCCGCGAACGGAGTCTTCGTCGCGTGGCGGCGTTTCGCCATTTTCCTGGCTGAGCTTGTCCATTGAAACTTCACCGCACTTGCGCCAACAGAAGCCGCGACCGTGATGAGATGTTCCATCTTTGAAAGGGACGCATCCCCGCAGGATCCAGCTTCAGCGATGAGGGTCGTTTTGATATTGTTGGGCATCGTGAATCATCTCCACGACAAGCGCACCATCTGTGATAGTGGCTGCCGTTGTTGAAGGTTTCCGAAGTGTCAGAGCTTGCATGAAGTCCTTGAGTTCGTCTTTATACATCGGTGCAATCGCTGACGGTGGATGTCGCAAATTATAATTAGTCTTCGTCTGGTCGTCCCATGCGACAGTCAGGGTTCGACATTCCTCTCGTGGATGGCTGACATATTTCAACTCACAATCAATTTCCAAGTCTTCTTTCTTTTTGCGTGGCGCGGTAAGACCAATCCATGCCGAGGTCGGTTCCACCTGTGCGAAGTTGACGCGAGTCGCCCCAAAGAAGTGGCAAGCAAGATCAAGTTCATGACTGGCTTCATAAATGACATCCCCATACGTCGAAGCGAATCCCGGCCAGAGACTTCGACACGAATAGCATGTCAGCTTGACATGGGTCGCTCTGGTTCCTTTTTTAAGCGTGGCACACATCTCGCTCATGGCACGAATTATCGTGCGATTAAACCGCCAGCAGTAGCCGACCTGCGTGATACGTCCCACGCTCATCTCTACCAGGGAGGTCGCCTCGTCAAGCGATGAACATAACGGCTTCTCGATAAAGACTCCCGCCTCGGTCTGTTCAAGTGCATCTTTTGCGATGTCGTAGTGGGTTGAGAATGGTGTGCAGATCAGAATCCCATCAGGCTGACGAGACAATGCGTCCTCAAGTGGAGGCGAATCTGAGACTCGTGGGTCAACAATTTCGATGTCATCTTGGACACCGAGAGCGAGGGCGTTCCGATGATGACGCTTGCCAATGGAACCGAATCCAATAATGAGCAGTCGCATTCAATATCCCTGCTCGTCTGCTGATGCGATAAGTGACCGTAGCTGGGCGTCATTCATGAGCCTATCCGGTGCGTTGCTGGTGTATCGGTAGGTGGAAGGCACGGCTTTTCCTGCCCAGGCATCCTGCGTCCACGTTGGGCCAGATGGCGGGACAATGTAGAGGTCACACGACGAATCATAGAGTGTGCGGGTTACTTCCTCAGTCGAGAGCAAGACCTCATGCACCTTCTCGCCACCAGCCCGAATTCCAATAACAGACGCATTGAGTTCTCTGAAGTTCCCTGTCTGCCTAACGACTGTTCGCATCAAGTCATGCACGGATGCCGACTTGAGTGACGGCACGAAGATTTCGCCACCCACTTGACGATCTATCGCTTTCCAGACCAGTTCAACGGCCGCCGATAACGGCATCCAGAACCGTGTCATCTCGGTGTCGGTAATCTGTAGCCGCTCACCTCGCTGTTGCTGCTTGCGCCAGAGTTGCAAGACCGACCCGCGTGAGCCAAGCACGTTGCCGTAGCGCACGACAGACGCACGGAACGTCTCAGGGTGATAGGCATTGGAGCCAATCACGAAACCCTCAGCACTGGCCTTGGTTTTGCCATATTGGTTCATCGCCTCAACCGCTTTATCTGAACTGATGAAGACCAACTGCTTGACCCCACAGGCAAGACAGGCATTGACGACGTTCATTGTGCCGATGACATTCGTCTTAATCAGTTCGCCGCCATCGGTGTGGGCGTTGACCCGTTTCAATGCCGCCGCATGAACCACCACGTCCGTGCCATAGAACGCCTGACACAGCCGATGATAGTCACGCACGTCCCCCAGGTAGGCGCGGAACTGGTGATAGGTTTTGAACTGGTCGCCAATCTGGTCAGCTTTCACCTCATCGCGTGACAAGGAAATCAGTCGCGTCACTTCTGGATGATGCTCTTGACAGTGCCCGATGAAGGCTCGACCAAAACTGCCCGTCCCGCCTGTGACCAGTATCTTCATGTGCCTCGGCTCATTCGGTTGATGTACCGATGATCGACATTGATCCGACACTTCACTCGCATCCGTTCGTGGGCCGGAAGCGACCAGAACCACATCTTCTCCTCGATGACATATCGTAAACGAGGATAGATTCTGAGAGCCATCCCACACACGCCAAGACCAGTCAACCAGATGAGATGGTTACACCACGAACGAGCGGTCGCAAAATGGGCAGGTGACATCAGAGGTTTTCCCTTCCGTGGTTGTTCCAGGAGTGAGTTCTTCTGGTTGGTTCTTTTTGTGCTGGTGTAGATGCTCTCGTAAGTCTTCTCGGCTTAATGCTTGATCGTCACAGTACGCCAGCAACTTGTTCCGGTCGTCCACGTCTTTCACCTTCATGGCTTCCTGGTGGTGTGACCATGACAGCTTCGTCGCAAACGGACGGTCATTCTGTGGGTAGGCTTTAGAGATACGCACCGCCTGAGAGAGCGTCCAGTACGACTTCTGTGTGAGTTCGACAGCCTGTGTGTAGGATTCACCGTAGTCGCCTCGACCTTCTCCGTATAACAGCAGGTCGCCAATGGCCCACATCGTGGCGTTCGCCATGAGGTAGCAGTTTTGTAGCCCGCTACAAAACTCCTCAATCGTGGGTTCACCTGTAATAACGGCTCCGGTAGCGGTCAGATTGATTCCACCTCCCAATTCAATCGACTGGTCTGGAGAGGCGATCAGAATAGTCTCGGCCTTTCTTGTCATGTAGTCTGTTCCTCGGCTCAAAGAAGTGGATGGCTGAAGACCCGTCGAGCCATACGGATGTTCAGCACCAACGCATTCGCCTCGTCAACGGTTCGCACGATGACCACGGGTGTGCCGCGCCATGACTGATGCCACGACCGTTGCAATTCATTCAGCTTGTTATTGCCGACCTTGACTTCGACCGGCACCGTCCACCCATCGACACCAAGTATGAGGTCAGGCACCCCACCGCCAAGCGTGGCAGTACTGAAGACGCTCACACTAGGATGCCGACGAAACGCTTCCACGATGGCACCATGATTCCGGTCAACCTTGGCGAATCTCGTCATATAGGACGTGAGGATGTCACAGTTATCTCGCTATTGCACCCTAGCGACTCATCCTTAAACGAGAGCCAGATCTTACGTGCATGCACTTTCTGATGACACTCCGCACATAACGCCAAACAATTTATCAGGCTAAATGTCTGTTCCAGTGGTAATCCTTTCGACCGGAAGACAACTTCGTGCATGTGGAGACTGCCACGTTCATGGCACACACGACAATGACGATCACGATTCATCACGGCGCTTCTGACTGAGGCGATTAAGTCGTTACGGACTTTTCGTTTGGCCCGACGACGGGACGATTGTTTCTGAGGCTTTGGAATGGCGATCATAGATATCTGCATAATTCTTATCGGTGGCGTGGAGGTGCGGAGACAGGATTATGAGCCTGGATAGCCTGGGAAGCCATCAAACACCTGCACACCACCGCCTTTCATTTTACCATTTAGCCCCGCTTGTTGATCCGTCTTCGATGATGAAGTTGAGTTCTTGCTCGTTCGGCTTTGAGAACCGGACTGGCGTTCCAGCACAGACACCGTTCCACATAGTCATGGTCATAGAGATGGCGTTTACTAGTCTCGCATGAGCCACACAACTCCTTCTCTGTGCAGGAATACGACCGCCAGCCCGTATCACTACAGTGGTGGCAGTAGTAGGTCGCCACATGAATCGGTGCGGTTTTCCAGTTCTTGGCGTTTGGGAGTGAGTGGCCCGTGATGCGTTTATAGGTATCTAGGAACTCAGTACGCGCCTTCCTGAGCTTCTCTTCCTCATCACGTTCAATCTGCGCCGGTGGCAATTGTTTAGTGTTCTCCGTATCTCTCGCCACCCGTTGCATGGCGTCATTGTCAGCGACTTCGTACCAACTCCCATCATCTGGCATGAACGGATTCGCTTCTTTACACAACGTCTGTGCGGCCACCTCAACACTCTCAATCGGTAAGTCACCAAGCACTAGAAACGACGCTTCCAGTTTCACTTCGTCCGTCTTGGTGTTCTTCGAGGCTGCGACAAAGTTAAACACGCGAGTGAATCGTTCTGGCGCATCACGAGTCAATAGGTAGGTTGTCATCTATCCCTCCTTGGTGAGCGCATCAGAGATGGTGCGCCCAAATAATGTTCCCTGAATAACACCAACTTCAACGGGAAGATTCATTGGACAAACGCTTGACAGTCTCGTTATTTCCCATTTGCGCTTGTCGCACAAGGGATGATTGTCCTGTCGATTACGAGTGTTGTTATTCCATGGCTTGCCTTTGATCGTGCCGACCAGACACCAACCAGAGGCATTTAAGGTAATTCCAGGTTCACTGGCAAGTGTGTAAGTAATCAAACGGTGATAGCCCATAGACTTAGCGGCTTTCCATGCGGCTCCATACAGTTTCGATGGCGCATTCTTAGTCCCATCGGTGCAGCATCTCGTAACCTCCAAGGTTAGTCCATCATCAGAGGCACGAGTCACGGGTCGTCCAACCATAATCACGCCGACAACCTTAATGCCATCATTAACAGCGATGCCCCACTTCCACCCCTGTGGAGGCACATGGTGTCGATGATGGGTCTGAACAAACCGACAGGCATCCTTGTAGGTTAGAGGCTGGAGAAAGAGAGTCACTATCCCTCCTTTCGATGTCGTTCAAGAAAGCGTTTACTGGCATCAATCATGGTGAGTGTGTTCGTGGTCAGTTTCGGTTTCTGATTAACCTGTGGTTCATCTTCCCATCGGCGTTCCTTGAGAAACCGCACCGCGTGGCAAATGTAGCGTTCGTCAATATCTTCATCCTCCCATGCTTTGAGATACAGCGTCAGTCCGTCCATCACCTCCTGATAGAGTGGTGTGTCGTGTTCAATTTTCAACTTCTTCCAAATTTCCGATGCGGCTTTCTTTCCTCGATTTCGTGGATACCTCGACCAGAATGATTCAAATCGAGCCGTATAG